AAGTAGGTCCGAAGTTAGCATTTGTTTAGCCGGATTACCATTAAGCCCTAAAACCCTAAATAATAGCGGGAAATAGTTTGGATTAATATTACCGTCCCAATCGTCTATTAACTGCGTCTTATAGGTATTTCCTAGATCGTAGCCTATTCCTATTATAATCCCCGTTCCCCGATAACTTGGCCTAAATAAAAACTTATTATAGTAGTTTTTATTTTCTACCTCAAATTGAAGTATTAAGTCAATAGCGGAGCGGGAAATCATTTTATTTATACGGTTCGTAAACTGTCTTACCGTTAACTCTTTTAGCTTTAAGTATTTGTTTACGTTGCTTACCCGTAGACTCATAGGAAACGTGAACCCAATCCGGATTACTGTCCGATCCAAACTCCCAAATTAATTGATCGAACTCTAGGCTTTCTTTTATGTAATCAAAAACCATTTTGTTAGTAATTCCTTGTAGGCTTCCGTCCATATCTATATCGATAGCTTCGCCGCTACAATGCTGACTAGTCGCAGATCCTCCGATACATTTATTTAACTCCTTGGACCTATAACCGCTCGAAATATGGATCGGGCAACGAAAATTAACTCGAATAGGCTCGAATACCTTTTCGGCTAGTAACTTAAAGTTCTCTATATGTTCGGGACTTGGCATATTAGAAATTCCTTGTCTCTTTGCTGACTCGCTACGGATTAACTCCGCTAATTCTAAGTGTTCGCTTAACTTCATATTATAAGTTTTTGTTTCCTTTTATATTCTCGTAAAGACTCTTAAAGAACGCCGCAAATACAATGGCTACGAAACTGTGGTAAATTGTATCGCTTACTACTAGGTGCTTTTGGAATAGTCCGGTTCCTATATCGGAGACCGCAAAGACGCACATCATTATAAAAGCCCCTACTCCTATCGCTATCGCTCCGTTTAATGGAGACTTATCGCTTAATAAATGCCAAATAAAATTCTTTATCATTTCTTTTTGCGTTTAACTGTTTTCTTAATTTGTTTCTCGTTATTATTTTTTACCTCTACTATTAAATACATTATCGTAAGACAAAGTAAATAAATATAAATACTTAATAAATTACTTTCAATTTCTAGCTTATTTTTAGCCTTATCAGTAATAGAGTTTCTTAACTCTTCTATATTAGTATAAATGTTAGCCTTATAGCTTAAATACTCCTTACTAAAAAATGCCGTAGAGTTTAAACTGTCAAAGGCCGGCTCTTCTATATTCTTGGCTAATTGGTTACTAATTTCTAGGCCCTTATTGTAAAATACTTGCGCTTCTTGATCTAAGCTAAAAACCTTTTGTTTTCTCCTTTGTAAATGTTTGTTAAATGTATCTAGGAAACTAGAATCTTTTGTACTTGTATAAGCTATCGCGTAGTAAGTTAAAGAGTCAGTAGAGGACCTAAGATAGTAGGCTATTTTCTTACCTTCGTCTAGTTTGTTTTGGGCTATTTCTATTTCCTTTAAAGCGGACATAGATAGGATAACGCACGTTACCGAGACTAGAACGATTACATAATATTTAATTACTTGTAAGTTCATTTCTTAACCTTTTTTCTCGCCTTTTTTACTATTGGCTTTTTAGGGGCCGGCTTATCCTTTAATACTTTGGATAGCATTAACTCGACTCCTTTAAGTCCTAGGAACCCTAATAAAAAAGCTATTGAAAATTGATAGTTAACCTTTGTAACGCTGAATAAATCCGAGGCCACCGGAGTAAGATAATTAGCCGAGGCCACCCCCGCAAATATTGAAGTAATAGACTTACGAAGGTCCATTTTAGTATCTTTGCCTATCATAAGAATAGATCCAAAGAGGCCCGCTACGCTCATTCCTATATTTATCCCCAAATTTTGTAAGACCTCTCTCATTAATATATTTTTTTAGAATACCCTATCGTTACTACGTTAGTCGAGTACCCTAAAGAAAATATGTCTTTTTTCGGCGTTTTATAGTTTAACCCCAATCCTAGACCTAGTTTCCCGTCTCTTCTATCGTAGGAAGTAAAGCCGCCTATATAAAGCGCGCCTTTCTCCTTAGTAAAGATATAATTATTTCTAATTATAGTTTTCTCGGCTAGTAGGGCCTCGAAGCCCCTAGATTGGATCTTATTGCGGGAAATTGTATCGTTAATAACGAATCTATTTGAGTCCTTAAATATCGTATCGGAATAGGCCTTTACTTCGGCGTAATCCTTAAGGATAAAGGTCGTATCGTGGACCTCGTCTACTAGGTAGGCAGTATCTAAAACCTTGTAAGATATGTCCTTCCCTTTCTTTGTGATCTTGAAAGTATCGTACTTGTAAAGAGTGTCTATTTCGGTTCTAGTTGTCGTAAAATCAGTAGGGCGACTAAATAATAGCCACCCTACTACTAAAATCAATACTACTATAAACAAATTTTTCATTCTATAACTCCTCTTCTATTTCCTCTTCGTCAAAAGTTACACCGGTTACCCAATCTTTTAGGAAGTGAAACTCCTCTAATCCTTTAGGATTTAATACCTCAATAGGAGTAAAGTCGAACTCGCTTTCGTTAAGTTTCTTAACGTCTTCTCTTAATTTCTTAAGACCTTCTTTAGCGAATTTATATTCCCCTTTCTCGTCGGTAATTAAAACGCCTTTCTCGTCTGCGGCGGCGTTATCTAATCTAAGTTCCTCGACTTTGTTAACATAGTCTTGTTGATAAGTTTTTAGCTTCTCGCCAAACTTAAATAACTTTTTTTGGACCTTAGTTTCTTGTTTGCCGATTACGGCGTTAATTTGAGCAATTACTTGCCCGATTTTTTCGTACTTCATAAGTTAATTATTTTATACAAATTTAAAGTTATTCTTGTATTAAAACCAAATTTAACTGAACGGCCGCCCAATCGTAGGCCCATTGGTTAGCGTTATTACTTAAATCCCACTCTATATAATCTTGGCCCGTTATTGATAAATAGCCTACTATTAAAATATCAGTATTTATAATTATTTGTTCGGGTTCCGTTTCGTTAGCGGGTATAATTGTTTCGCTTACATTTTGTAATTGATAGCTAAAAGTAGCGGCGTTTAAAAAGTTATCCGCAGTACTAGACAAAACAAAGTTATTAGCTTCTTTTTGTTCTCCATTTTGCCAAGTTATAATAGGCTGAATTTTCATTTTTTATATTTTAAGGGTAAAAGTTTTCCATTGTAGAGTCTTGGCTAGTAAAGTTATTATAACTAATATTAGCGTTAAAACTTAGTATAAAATAAGATAAAACTAAAAATAGAATTATCTTAACTATTGTTTTTATTATGTTTAAGTTTATTGTTATCATACTCCGTATCTTATTCGTGTTGCGGCGTAGGCAGTATCTACCCAAGCACTTAGTAAAGGCGATCCATAAACGGTATAATAGCCAATTCTACCGTTTAACCAATTATTATAACGTAACCCTAAAAAAGCACTCCAAGAAGCGTCGGTAGCTAGATTATAACTATTACTAGCCGTAGTTAAGTATCTTGTCCCTCCGGTATGTAAATATATTCCCATTGTAGCACCGTCGTAAATTGCCGTAACCATATACCAAGTATCAAACGCAAAAGCCGGAACTCCTCCCGATCCGAAAGTAATTGTAGTAGTTTGTCCGGTTCCACTTGTCCCACTCCAACGAGTATGATTTATATGATAACCTCCCGAATTATCGAAGTACATACTCCAACCGATAGGATTACTTCCCGATCTACCTTCGGCCGCTACTACTCCCGGAAAAGTTGAAGTAAAAGAAGACACTCTTACCCATACAATAACGGTATAACTTGCAGTCCCACCCATTTTTATAGCATTGTCTAACCTAACCGATTTTTGCGGAGTGTCGCCCGGAATTGTTAAATATCCGGGAAATGTAGAAGTATATTGATCTATCGTAGTAGGGGTTCCGTTTCCGGTTCCCGTTACAAAAGTACCGTTTAAACCTTGACCGCTTAAATCCCAAATATTTTGACCGTAATTAGAATATTCTCCGTTTAATGCAAAATCAAAATAATTCCCAAAAGGGATAGCGGGATAATAATATCCGAAACCGTGCCACCCGTAAAAATTACTAATATTAGTAGTCGCTCCGTTACTTCCTACCGCAGTTACTAAAGTTAATTGGCGCAAAGAAACGTTAGTACTAAGCATACCAACGCTAATTCTAATACTATTTATTCCTAAAGTTCCGCTACTTGGGAGTGGCATTAGTTATTATTTTTAAGTTCGTTAATTTGTTTTTGTTGCTCTTTAATTGCTTCAATTAATAGACCTACAATATTGCCATAAGCAACGCTAAACATACCGTCTTCATTTTTTGTAACTACCTCCGGTAAAACTTTAGCCACTTCTTGCGCGATTAATCCTAT